TAGATTATTTTAAAAATATATTAAAACACATACATTGTTTTAATATTAGTCTAGAGTCTTCTACTTTTAATTATAAAAAGATAGAAATAAATACTAAAAAGCGTCTACAATTGTCAAAATTATATGACTCATTAGTTCTTGATTTTAATTTTTCTAAGGTGTATAATTGTGGGTCTTGCTTTTTAAAAAGCAGTTGCAATCCTTTAGTTAAAATTTATGGTTTAAAACCTAATATATATCTAGCTAATAGTAAAAAAATTAATATTTTAAACTTGGAACATTGAATAATGAAAGTAACATATTCATATACAAATCGGTAAGACACCTCTTTATATAAGTAATACTGCAGGTGGTGGGAGAGTTCTCCTAACATTTATAGACTCTTATAATGAATATATTTATTACTGTGATGATTATAACAGTAAGACTTATATAAATAGAATTAAAAATCCTTTGGCAGGTGATAAGTATAATTTAGAAAATTTTACTAGAATAGAATCAGATGCTCAATTTAAGCAGTATGAAAATTTTATTTTTAATTTTTATAACTATGCTGGTTTGCATCTTGGTGAAAAAATCGATGGAAACGATCAAGGCGAATTTAAACTTTGGTTGCCTAAATAATTATGAGCGATACTATAGATGGTCGTGGTAGTGAAGACCAAAAGATACTTTTTGAATATTTAAAACAAATATATCCAAATCAGAAAATTTATTATGAATTTTTAATTCATGATCTTAATATTAGATTAGATCTCTACTTACCTTATTTAGGTTTAGCCATAGAGTACGATGGAAGACAACATACAGAATTTGTTGCACATTTTCATAAAGATCTTTTAGGTTTTGAAGTATCTAAATTTCAAGATAAAAAGAAAAATTCTTATTTAACAGATAAAGGCATTAAACTTTTAAGAATTAATTATAACAATATGGTTAAGAATTGTGATGAGTTAATTGAAAGAATTAACTCATTGCCTGATTTAGGTATTGATTATGAAATTTTAGAAGAGCTAAATGTTAATAAAAAAAATAAATTAAAAAAACAAAGTGAACAAAGAAAAGATTATTATAAAAAACTTAAAAAGGAAAAAAAGAGTTAATGATTTCTTATTTAACTAAAAGAAATGGTAGAAAAGTAAAATTTCAACCAGAACGTTTAAATAAGCTCGCAAATTGGGCGACTGACCAGCGGCTGTGATTGGTCTATCATTGCTTTAGAAGGTATTAAAAAACTTCCAGAAGAATGTACAGTTCAAGAGCTAATGCAAGCTCTAATTTCTGCTTGTATTGATAGACAAACAGAAGCTTATTTAAAAGTTGCTGGTAAACTCTATGTTGCAGATTTATACAAAAGAGTTTTTGGATCAGATTTAATACCTCATTTAGCAGATCATATTGCTAACATGCAAAGTCTTAATAAGTATAGACATTGGAATTATACTGAAGATGAAATTAATATCATCAATGGCTATTTGCAGCATGATACAGATTTTCAATTATCTGTTAATCAGATTAAACAATATGAAATTAAATATTTTATTAAAGATGTAATTTTAAACAAGACTTACGAAACTCCTCAATTCTTATATGCTCGTATAGCTATGACAATTATGGAGGACGAGCCTAATCGTTTAGAAGAAATTAAAAATTATATTGCTGCTTTAAATAATAAAGACTTAAGTTTGCCTTCTCCTAATTTAGAATATATAGGTACACCTAAAGCTACTGCTACTTCTTGCTGCCTATGGACTGCTGAAGATACTGCTCAGAGTATTAGTGCTAATCACCATATAGGTGAAATAATGACACTTGCTTCTGCAGGGTTAGGTAACAACTTGCGTATTCGTTCTATTGGTGACGGTGTTCGTGGTAATAGCTTGAAACATTTGGGAAAACTAGGTTATTACAGAGTTTCTCAAGCTATTACAAAATCTAGTAAACAAGGTAATAGAGGTGGTGCACAAACTACTTACTTTACTTGTTTTGATCCAGAAGCCTTTGATATTATACGTGCAAGAAATCCTACTACACCTGACTCTAAAAAAGTAGATGGTATTGATTATTGTATTATGTATAACGAGTTTTTTGCTGAAAAAGTAAAGCTAGGTGAAGACTGGATGCTTATTAGTATCAAAGATGCACCTGACTTAGAAGAATCTTTTTATAGTAAAGATTTAGAGATCTTTAAAACCTTATATAATAAATATTATAAAGATCCTAAAGTACCTAAACAAATAGTTAAAGCTAGAGAACTTGCTCTTTCATTTTTAAAGCAAGAATATGAAACTGGCCGTTTTTATGATATGAATATTCATGAAACAAACTACCATACTCCTCTAAGAGAACCTATTTATAGTTCAAATTTATGTCTTGAAATTTGTTTAAATACTAAAGCATTCCATGATATACAAGCACTGTTTGAACAAAAATCTAGTGAATATATTTATGTCACAACAGATTTAAATACTTTAGCTATTTACAAAGATCCTGAGTTACCTGTTACAACATATACAGGAACTGTTAAGGCTTGTGAATTAAAAGTAAATGATATTATAATTACACCTAATGGTAGTACTTCTAAAGTTGTTAAAGTTCAGACTAAAAACGAAATTGCATTATGTAATATTGCAGCAATAAATTTGCATCGTGATTTTACTGATGAAGAATACTTCAGTGTAGCTCGTTTTGCTTTGATGACTATTAATTGGGTAATTAGAAATAGTACTTATGCGTTTCCTAATTTAGAATATACAGCTAAAAAGCGTATGTCTGCTGGTGTTGGTATTGGTAATCTTGCATATGAATTAGCAAGAAATAATAAATATTACACATCTAAGTCTGGTAAACAGCATATACATTTTATTGCTGAACGTCATTACTATATGCTACTTAAAGCATCTTTAGAGTTAAGTAAGACTCAAGGTAAAGCTGAGTGGATGGATAAAACCTTATTTCCAGAAGGTTGGACTCCTCTTGATACGTACAATAAAAATGTAGATAGTATTGTAGAAACTAAGTTATATTATGATTGGGATACTTTACGCCAAGAAGTAATTGATAATGGTGGTATTGCTAACTCTACTTTATGTGCACACATGCCTATGGAAAGTAGTGCTCAAACTCTAAATGCTGCTAACTCTGTATATCCTATAAGAGCTGGTGTTGTTGTTAAAGGCGATGGTGGTAATAAGAATATTTCTATACCTCCTGGTTGGACTGAGCTTCAATATATTTATGAGTTTGCTTACGATATACCTCATAAAGATTTAGTAGAATGTTATGCACTGTTACAAAAATGGTGTGATCAGGCAATTAGTGCAGATTATTATTTAGATTTTACATCTGAAAATGCTGCATCTATTACTTCTGAAAAACAAATGCTTACTAACTTTTTAATAAGAGCTAAGTATGGTACTAAAACAAAATATTATACAAATTCAAAAACACAAAATGATAATGAAGATGCTACCGAGCTAACCGCTGGTTGTTCTGGTGGTGGTTGTTCATTATAAAAACTTACGTAGGATACTTATGGATATAAACTTAAATACTGCTTTAGTTTACAATAGAGATAATAATGTGTGGGAACAAGGAGAGCCTAAATTATTTTTAGGCCAACCTTTAGGCTTATTTGATAGTATAAATGTAGCACACCCTAAGCTAAGAGAATTCTATAATAGACAAAAGCAAATTGATTGGAAAGAAGATGAAGTAGATCTTGGCCAAGATATTATTGATATGCAAAAAGCAGCTAAAGCTACTATTGATATTATGGTCCATAATTTATCTTATCAATGGGAAGTAGATAGTAAAGCTGTTAAATCTTTTGCTGTATTACTAGCTCCTTTTATTACAGATAATCAATTTTGGCATGCTCAATTAAAGTGTGGTGAAATTGAAGGTTTACATGCAAATACTTATGCAGAAGTTGTAAGACAATGTATTCCTGATCCTAATATTATTTTTAGAAGTATTAAAAATAATAAACAGATTATGGATCGATCTAATACTATTACCAAGGCATTAGAAGATCTTGCATTAGCAGGTCTACAATATACTGCAGGTATTATACCTAATGATCAAAAACTCTATAATAGAGTTTTTGTAGGTTATATTGCTATGTACTTACTTGAGCGTTGTCAATTTACTACTTCATTTTCTAGCACTTTTATTACTGCTGAAAATGGGGATTTCCAAGGTATTTGTAAACTTGTTCAAAAGATTGCTATAGATGAAATTACTGTACATGCTCCTATGGGTGCTTATGTAATTACTTCTTCAATTATGCAAGATGCAAGAGCACAAGTTGCTATGACAGATTGTCATAAACAAATTAAAAATATGGTAGAAGATATTCGTAAATCTGAACATAGATGGGCTAAATATATCTTTAGCGAAGGTCGTAGAATTGTAGGATTGAATGCTGATTTAAACTGTGATTTTGCTGATTTTAATATTTGGGAAGCTGAGCAAGTTCTTGGATTAACAAGTTTGCCAAAACCTTCTAATCCTTTAACATTTATGAATCATTGGTTTAATATTGATTCTACTCAAGTAGCACAACAAGAAGCTGACAATACAAATTATGCTAAAATTTTTGTTTCAAATGATCTAAAAGATACTGATATCTTAGAATTTTAATGCAACTAAAATTTTAAACTAAAAAATAAACAGATAAAATACAAAGAAAAAATATGCAGAAAAACACAAGTCAAGTTGTTGGAAAAACACAATGTCCTAGATGTGCCTCCAAAGGCAATGATAATTCTAAAGATAATTTAGTTCTTTATGCTGATAAAGGCCGGACATTGTTTTGCGTGTGGTTACACTAGATTATCAACAACTTATAAAAAAGAACACGGTTTAGAAGAGATAGTAATTAAAGATGAGCGGACCATTTAGCCTAGAATTATGGAATAATATAAAAACTCAAAGTACATATAAAACAAATAACTTTCGAGGAATAAAAGATGAGACAACAAAAACTTTTGGTGTCTTACACTCTTTTGATGAAAAAGGCAATTTAGAAAAACAATATTATCCTTTAACAAAAAAGAGTAATCTTGTTGGTGTAAAATGGCGCGACAAAGATAAAAACTTTTCAAGTAGAGGCGTTAGTGATAGTACTTGTGATTTGTTTGGTCAAGAAGTTTTTAGAACTTCACCTTGTAATAGTATTATTATTGCAAGTGGAGAATTAGATGCTTTATCTATTTGGCAAATGATGTCAGAATACTCTGCTAAATCTGGTTCGAAATATGAAACTACTCCTGTAGTTTCAGCAATCGTGGGAGAGTCTGGTGCTCTTAAACAGTATCAACATAACTACGATTTTTTAAATAAATTTGATAAAATTTATATTTGTCCAGATCAAGATACTGCAGGACTAGAAGCACTTCATAAAGTTGCTAAAGTACTACCAAAAAATAAATTGTTTGTTATTGAACTTCCTAAAAAAGATGCAAACGTGATGCTTGAAAAAGGATTACAACAAGAATTTATTTCAAGATTTTTTAAGGCAAAAGCTTACAGTCCTGCTGGTATTTTAGGATCAGATGTACTCTATGATAAAATCTTAGAGCGTGCACTTATTCCTAAAATTAGATTTCCAGAGTTTTTAGATCCATTAAATAGAATGTTAGCTGGTGGTATTCCTCTTGGATACATCGTTAACATCATGGCTGGTTCAGGCTCACGGAAAATCTACAGTTGTTAATGAATTTATTATTTATCATTTACAACAAAAGCTTTACAAAGTTGGTGTATTATCTCTTGAAGCTGAAGCTGGTGAGTATGGTGAGAATTTACTTTCTCGTCAAATTGGTAGAAAGCTTTCTCTTATTGAAGATCCACAAGAAAAATATGATTATTTAAATACTGATTTTGTTAAAGAAACTGCAGATCAATTATTTAAAGCAGAAGACGGAAGTCCAGCTTTTTATTTAATTGATGATCGCGGAGACTTTGATTCAATAGAATCAAAAATTGAAGAACTCATTATTGCTTGTGGTGTACAAATTATTGTTATTGACGTTTTGTCAGATGTATTTGCTGGTGAAGGAATTGACTTCCAAGAAAAATTTATGAAATGGCAAAAGTCAATGGTAAAAGGTTATCCTATTATTTTTGTAAATATTATTCACAGTAGAAAAACTTCTGGTCAACAACAAGCTGCCTCAAATGGTGGTATGTTGAGTGAGGAAGATATGGCTGGCTCTAGCTCTCAATATAAGAGTGCTGGGATTAATATTATTCTACAACGTGATAAGCTTGCTGAAGATCCTATTGAACGTGATACTATGTATGTACATCTACCTAAGAATCGTGCTGCTGGTGTTACTGGATTAGCTTGTAAACTTTATTACGATAATCCTAGTCATACTTTTTATGAATTAAATTATTATAAAGAATTATATCCTGAGAAATTTATAGAGGAATTTTAAATGTTACTAGGCGTATCTCCCATTTTAAAAGAAAGATGCAAAAATTTTACACCTGTTGCTTGTATAATAGCTACAGTTTTTAATAAAAATAAAAAACATAGAAATATTTTAGGAGATATTAAAAAAACTCTTATGATTTCTTATGATAAACAAGATGAAGACTTAATTGTAAATATAGACTCTTGGGAATTAATAAAAGAAGCTGATGGTACTTTTAATAAAGATATTGTAAATATTGATCAATGTTTAAACACTTTAGATATTTGTTATAAAACACCATTAAAAAAAGATGCTACTTTTAAAATAGTTTTTAAATTGTTATATGGAAGTTATGACTTTTATTATACATTATTAACAGACCAGGAATTTTAATGGTTAGACAAAAAGGTTCCGTAGGAGTAATTTTTCAATTTAAAGAGCAAGTTCAAAAGCAACAAATTGAAAAATTACCTCTAACATTTTATGCTACTGCAAGTTCTTCAAACTTGCCTCGGAAGTATAACAGAAATAAAAATAGTTGCTAGCTCTGCTAATAAACTTAAAATACAGAAAGTATTTATAAAACAATTAAGCGGAGATCTTGTTTCGGAATTTATATCCGAAAATACAATAACAATAAAATTTTTAAATTTAGATTTATCTAATAAAAAAATATTTAAATTAGATATTTTATTAATTGATGGAAGTTATTATTCTTCTCTTAAGGTGGTTGTTTATGAACGACCTAGTAATAGATCGTCTAGATTCTTTTTATCGCAACTTTATCCTTATCAACTACCTCCAGAATCTATCTTAACTTTTGTTAAGCCAAATTCTGGAGTTTTAAGACTTCCTTTTTTCAGTTTAGAGGCTAACCGAGAAACTTTTAGCCCTAGTTTAAATATAAATTCTGGAAATTTGAGAGTAGCTTTACAAACATATACTAATTATTCCGTAGAAAATTTTACAACAAATATGTTAATAGTTACTGGTGGTAATTTGAGAGCGTTACTTAGAACTCAATCACAAGGTATAGAAAACTTTAAAACAAATATGATGACAATTACTGGGGGCAATTTGAGAGTAGCTTTAGTTACACACAATTCTTCTTATGAAAACTTTAATACTAACTTTACAATTTTAGGAGGTTCTCTTGAAACCCAACCTTAACTTTACTGCAAGAATGGCAGGACATTTTACATTAAAAGCTACAAATATAAATACTGGTAAAGAACGAATTCTTGGAGATTTTCCTAATCTTATTTTAGATTCTGGTTTAAATAGAATTGGTTCTGGTTCTTATGCAGACAAGTGCGTTGTCCGGAACTGGAAATAGCACTCCAGTTGTATCTCAAACTATTCTTGATAACCAAACTGGAGTTTCATCCACTGTTAACGATACTTATGGATCAACAACTAGTAGCCCTTATTATGGATACAAAATATTTACTTTTAGATTTAATCAGGGTATTGCTGCAGGAAACATTAGTGAAATTGGTGTAGGTTGGTCTGGTACTACTCCTTTACAATTATTTAGTAGAACTTTAATTAAAGATATTAACGGAGATCCTACTACAATTACTGTGTTGGCGGATGAAACTCTAGATGTTATTTATGAGCTTCGACTTTACGCTCCTGAAACAGATTTAATTGTTTCAGGATTAGACTTTGGAGAATCTACTCATGACTTGACTATAAGATCTGCCCAAATATCAAGTGCCTATTGGAGCGGGTTTATAGGTAATTCAAAATTTACTTGGACAGACAATGGTTACGGCTACAATGGACCGTTAGGTCTTATTACTGGTCTTCCTAGTGGCGCTAGTGCCTATTTAGGTAACTATTCCGTAGTAGCAGCTGCTTATGTTCAAAATAGTAATAAAGCGTTAGGTCAACTCACGGTAGCTTTAAATAACGGAAATCTTTCTGGGGGTATCTCTGCTTTAACTGTGTTGACTTATTTAGGTGTTTACCAAGTAGGCTTTAATCCTCCTGTGTTAAAAACAGATCAAAAGATTTTTAAATTAGATCTTGAGCTTTCTTGGGGCAGATATGCTCCCTAATAACATACTAACTACTTCTATTTATGAAAAAGCTGAGTTTCTTACTCCTCTTGGAAATAACTTATTAGACTATGCATGGGGAGGCAGCGCTTTAAATGATGCCTCCCAAGGGCTGAATGTACAGCTTTGGACTGCTTTTTATGAAGGTGGAGTAATTAAAGTTAAAACTGATACTATATTACCTATTTCTATAATAACTGTTCCTTCTGTTACTAGCTTATCTCTAGCATTTAATCAAAGTATGCAAATTACTTTGGCATATGTTTCTAATGGGTTGCCTTATCTTTATTGGTACGATACACAAGTAGCAGCTCAAGTTACTACCCCACTATCACCTGATGTAGTTACTCCTAAAGTTTCTTTAGATGATAATCGAAATTCTCAAACTGGGTCTAGCGATATTATATTAGCTTATATTAAAGCTAACCAGTTATGCATGCGAGTACAACGTGATCGTTATACAGTAGAGTATATTTCCCCTGAAGTTTTACAAGCTGGGTCTATTTTAAAGCAAATAGGCATGTCCTCCACCTTAGCAAATGAATTACGTTTTCAATTTGAAGTATTTTAAAGAGTATATAAATTATGACAATTGATTCTACTATTGGCGTGGTATTTAATTACTCTAAGTATTATATATCAGAAAGTAATAAGTTTTATTTATATTATAAGACAGAATTAGATGTAGAGACCTCTTTACAAACTATAGAATTACTTACAACTCATGAAAATTTGTGGAGACTTTCTAAATGTCAAGAAAACCTATAAAATTAGAATTTAAATATAAAGAACAACAATTACCTGAAAATTTAAATTCTTTTTATGCTACAGGTACTGTAACTTATTTAGAAAATAATATTGTAGAATTAAAAATTGTAAGTACATCTTTAAATTTACAAAGAATTAAAGATGTAGCTATACAACAAATACGTGGAAATTTAATTGAAACATTTGATTATTTAAATGTTTATACCATACAGTTTGAAAATATAGATTCTGAAAATATTAAAGTTTTTTTATTAACAATAACTTTAGTAAATAATATAGTTTATACACCTATTAAGTTAATAGTAGTCAATGCTTTAGAGAATGTTTGCGAAAACAGTATTAACTGGCATTCAGGTGATTCTGTTTTATGGCAAAGTAGCTCATGTGTTGAATCATTAAATTTTTTAAATAGCTACCTCTATGATAATATGGTAGATGAAGTAGCCCTAGATGATGGGATTATTTTAGTCACTGATACATAATTAATAAAAAAGTTGGAAATATATGACACAAGCAAGACAAATTAAAGATATTCCAGTGTTTAGTAGTATAACTCGGAACAGAAAAAATACCTACAGGTGGTAGAGGTGTTTTCACCACAACTGTAGATCAGATAAAAAACTACGTAGTAGATTCTATAATAACTTTATTTAATACTAAAGTAGATAAAGTTGCAGGTAAAAATTTATCTACTAATGATTTTACTACTGTTGAAAAAAATAAACTTACAGGTATTGCAAGTAATGCAACAAAAATAAATGTTTTAAAAGATTTACAAGATGTTTCAGACGCAAATCCTACTCAAGGCCAAGCACTAGTTTTTAACGGATCTAACTGGGAACCTGCTCAAGTGGCTTCGCCTAGTTCTCCAGATTTGTCTGGATACATGTTAAAATCTAATTATGATCCTAATAGTAATAATATTGTAAATGATTCTGAAAAATTAGGTAATAATTTACCTTCATTTTATACTAACAGAGCCAATCATACTGGTACACAATCTGTAACTACTTTGAGTGATTTTACTACCTCGACTGATTTTCGTATTAATTTAAAAATACAAGATCAAATTACCGATGGTGTTACTACTATAGCTCCTTCTCAGAATGCAGTTTTTGATGCATTACAAGCTAAACAAGCTACACTGATATCTGGAACTAATCTTAAAACTATAAATGGTACTAGTTTACTAGGCTCTGGTAATATAGTAATAACAAGTGAAACTACTGGTGCTACTAATTTATCTATTGTTCAAAATGCACTGTCTGTAGCTATATCGTCAGACACAGGTTCAGATGTTACTATAGCGCAAGCTACTAGTACTTCAGCAGGTGTTTTATCTAGTACTGATAAAACCAAATTAGATACTATTGCAGTGAATGCAACAGCTAATAGCACTGATGCACAATTAAGAAGTAGAAGTACACATACAGGTACTCAAGCTATTAGTACAATTACAGGTTTAGATACTGCATTGTCTGGTAAACAAGCTACTTTAGTTTCTGGTACTGATATTAAAACTATTAACAATCAGAGCTTACTAGGGTCAGGTAATATTTTAATAGAAGGTTCTGGTGGATCTTCTGATGCTTTAACAACTACATTGTCTGGTTTAAATACTGCATTAACAGGCAAAGTAGTTTCGACAGATACAATTTTAAGTGCTTTTGGTAAAACTCAAAAACAACTTGATACTTTATTTACATATATACAACCTCATACAGATTCGAATATTGTTGATGTAGGTGGTGGTAATCCTTATCCTTTTGATGTTTCAGATGGTACTTTATATACAACAAATACTATTATTACTTTAGCTTCTGGCTACTATAGAATAGCAATAGCTTCTAGTGCGCCCCCTGTAGGCGAGAGTACTTTATCGAGTCATAAAACGAGAGTTATTACTACTCAATCAGCTGAGGTAATTATAGAAGTTTCAGGTATTTCTCAAAATACTGCACAACCTTCTATAAATATTTCCGAGATATCTCGTCCAATAGATCCTGAAATACTTCAAAATAATGGAAATGCATCAAAAGGTTGGACATCTGAGAGTACTCTTCAATACATATTTCAAGGTGCAGATGATATCAACAATGGAGTTGAAGTATCTGCTAACTATCTATCTAGTTATCCAACTGCAAGAGGTACTAGTAGTGGAGTTTTAGTTATTACTAAAATTATACATATTGTTAATCCTACAGAAGTAGAATTAACAGTTTCAAATAACAGTAGTTTGAATTCTTCTAATTATGTGTTACCTTTAGAAAGTACAGGTTTTGTTTGGATTAGAGAAGTACAACCGACATGATTTTAATAAACAAATTAACAAATAAATATAAAATAGGTAATAGCTAGATGGCACAAAATAATAAATCAGGCACTTCTTCAAATATTTCAGACTATTCGCTAAAAGAAATTCCTTTTTCTGCAGTTATAACTGCAGAAAAAGATTATCAAATACAAATTTTAGAAGGTGACGGAGAGTCTTTAAATTATATTTCTGGATATAAACTAAGCTTAACTTCCTCTGAAAAAAATATAAAAAATATAAAAAGCGTAAGTTGGAGACAAAATTACGGAACTCCTGTAAATGTTTACCAAGAAGATTTAAATTTTATTTTTACTGCAGTTGATTCTTCTTTAGTAAAAATAACTGCAGAAGTTACACCTTATATTGGAGAAAAATATTTTACAAGTATATTAATAAAACCTAATATTTATAATCCTGTGTCTCCTAGTTTTTGTGAGGGTGCTTCAGATAGGTTACAAATTAATAAAGAAATTCATGAAGGAGATTATTTTGATATTTATGAGACTCAATCGAATGATCTGGGATTACACTATTTGGCAGGTGGGTTTTTTAATTATAACATGACATACCCTACTCTTTATAGAAATTTGGCTTTAAATTCAGACATTATTATAGATTACTTCGGAGTTATTCAAAATTTTGGAGAAGAGACAAAAAAGCTATCTGTTGAAAGAGACCTCAACCCGCCCAACATAGAATCATAATTTAATTACAGGAATTTAATAATATATGTCTTATTATCAAGCAATTAGTCAAAACACAATACCAGAAGTTCGCTCTAATTTATACGCATTACCTAGCAATGCTCAAGTGTCGTTGACGATTGACGTTACAACGGAGCAAGCATAATGACGACTGTTAACTCAACACTCACAGTTGCCGAGCTTTTTGACAGCGGCTACCAAGCAGTACTCAACCCATCCGCTCATACCGGCATTGAAGTCTGGCTCAACATCGACGGATCAGGCAGTTCCGTCGCAGTTTATTGGCAAAATGATCAATACCCTGCCGACCCTGCAGCACTCGTCAGCCATCTCAATAGCGAATTTAATAGCGCAAACAGCAGCGCACTCGGTATCGCCAGCAACGACCCGAATCATCTGGCATTTGTTTTACTGCCTGATGGCCGACTACAAATCAGCTCTCCCAGTGCATTTCACCTACCGGTCTACCCATCGGTAACCGTCTGGCCAGACTACTCGTCAGCTGACGACACCGACCTCCGCGCTGAACTGCAATTCAACACCGGCTGGTTCATGCCCAACACAGAACCAGAAGACCCAGAACCCGAGGAAGAAACAGGAGATTTAATTTCACATAATCCCTTTAATAATTTAAGCGTATTGTCAGCCCCAAATAAGTTAACTTTTTGTTTAACACCAACAACAAACAAAACAGCTTTATTAGATTTATATTCAGGTACTCTTATAGAAACTACTTCTACTCTTCAGTTTATTTCTTCTTCAATGGGTTATACATATTTTTGTTATTATATTAAAGGTTCTGAGGTAAATTTTAATATTCAAGTTCCTACATCAAATACTTTTCTTTCTCAAAAGCAATATTTTGAATTAGAAAATATTTCAGTATTTTCTTTATCAGCTTACTCATCAGAAGATGATTTGGAAGTAAGATTAGTAAATCATCTTGGTATGGAACAATTTTTAACTACTTTTCCAGGCGATATTTTAGCAGTAAGTTTCAATAATAATATTTTAAGTATAACTAATGGCAATAATGCTACCATTAGCACACAATTATTATACGATTATACTTTTTTAAACTTTTTTTTAACTTGTAGTACTTATTCTCTTACTCAGAGTTATCCGTTGGCTGATATAAATATTTCGTTTGATTCTAGTGTTCAAATATTTCCAAGAACTACTACTCATACTGTTGATATTGGCGCTCAGTGAAATAAGAATAATTCATGATAAAAAATATAAACTCAGATAAGTATAAAAACATATTTGTTATTGGTGATTTACATGGCAATTTTGAATTGCTAATGAAAAAACTAAGGTCAGTTTCTTTTAATATAGAAACTGACCTTTTAATTTCTGTCGGAGATTTAGTAGATAGAGGTCCTGCTTCTGTTAGTTGTTTAAATCTTTTAAGCAAACCTTGGTTTGCAGCTGTTAGAGGAAATCATGAACAATTTATTATTGAGTATGCAGAAGCAACAGATTCTTTTAAAAAAAATAGTAATGCTAGACTACATCTAATAAATGGTGGAGAATGGTTCTATGATTTAAGTGATTACGACCAAAGTCATGCTTATACATTAGTTAAAGATTTGCCTTATATAATAACTACTACTATTAATAATGAATTAATTGGTTTTATACATGCAGATATTCCAGCAGAAGATTGGAATATTATTGTAAGTAATTTACATAAAGATTACGTAACTCAACAATTAATTTGGGGTCGTACAAAAATTAGTAATAACGATAACACTACAATAAAAAATATAGATAAAATATATTTAGGTCACACTATATTAAGAGAACCTAAACAACTTGGCAACTGTTATTATATAGATACTGGTGCCTACTATTACAATAATTTAACTATTTTAAAAATTAAGTAATTTACTTTTTGAACAAACTAAGTAAAATTTACAAGGAATAATATGACATTTAAAAGAATTTTATTTGATATTGAAACAAATAATTTGTTAGCAAATATGCTAGATTATACTAGCATGCCATATAAATTAAAAAATGAAGCAAGACTTTGGTGTATTGCTTTTTTTAATTTAGATAATAGAAAAGAAAAAATTACAATCAGATTAAATGAATGTACAAAAGAAAGACTTTTTGAAATATTTAAAAATGTAGAAGAAATAGCTGGTCATAATATTGTTGACTTTGACTTACCTGCATTACAATTATTTGGGCTAATAAATTATACAATAGGATATCCAGGTCAACCACATATACTAAATGGTAAACCTGTTAAAATTACTGATACATTAATTTGGTCACAGCTTTTAAATCCTGATCGTTTTGGCGGACATAGCTTAGCTAATCTATCTAAAGACAATTTTGAAAGTAAAAGTCGACACGAAGACTTTAGTCAGTATAGTATTGAACTTGAACAATACATGGAACAAGATTGTATTGCAAACATGGAAGTTTACGATCAATTAATAGAAGAAAAAGGTACTTGGAATTATACGAAAGCTTATGATCAAGAACTTAAACTTATTGATCTTAATTTAAAACAATCACATTTTGGTTTTTATTTTGATGAAGAATTAGCTAAAAAACATATTGTAGACTTAGATGATAAATTAAAAACTATTTATGATCATGTTAATCCTTTGTTACCTCCAAAACCTTTAAATAAAGGTGAAAAAGATCATTATACTTTACCAAAAAGCCAAGTTAAAAAAAATCTAGATTTGTCTGCAAATCTTATAAAGTTTGCAGACAAAGTAGGTGCTACTTTAGATCACGATAAAAGAACTATAACTTTTAATAATGTAACTTATAATTTACCTTTTGAAGATACTCCTTTATTAGATAAAATTCCTGCTACAGTCGATGATTTAGATCACTTAAAAGGTTATTTATTAGACTTAGGTTGGAATCCTTTAGAATGGAAAGAAAGAGATCTAACTAAAGACTCTAAAAAAGTTAAACTTGTTGGTGATAAACTTGTTGCTACTATTAAACGTTATGTAGATAGTACTTTAAATGGTCCTTATAAAAATTATAGACTTAAGTTACTAGAGATTGAAGATGCAACTACTTTAGAAGAATATTTATTACACAAATGTTCTATTAGTGGGCAAGTACGTGTACCTGTTTCTCCTGCTATTCGTGTAGGTACTAATAAAGAGTTATGTCCTAATTTAGAAAAGCTTGGAGAAGTTGCAAGTTTTGTAGAAGATGTTACTAAGTATTTGACTTACAAACATAGACGTAACTCTATTGCCGGTGGCAAAGAAGACGAAGATGGTGAACCAATGACTGGTTACTTATCTCTTATTCGAGAAGATGGTCGTGTTCCTACTCCAGCTTTTACTATGGGTGCTGCTAGCTTTAGATACAAGCATAGTAAAGTAGCAAACATTCCTCGTATTAGTTCTATATATGGACACGAACTAAGAAGTCTTTTTGGATGTGGTAAAAATTTTATACAGATTGGTGCTGACTTTGCCAGCCTTGAAGCTCGTATTCAAGGTCATTATGTATTTAACTATAACACTGGTAAAGAGCTTGCTGAAGCACTTGTAGCTGAAAAACCTAATGATATTCATTGTTTATCTGCCGATACTGAAATCTTAACTAAAAAAGGTTGGAAACTATTTTCAGAAATTAATACTGAAACAATGGTTGCTCAGTGGCATAAACATAATCAATCAATTACTTATACTTTTCCTCAAGAAATTATTTGTAATGAAGAATATCAAGGTGATATGGTTTCAGTAGAAGGTGATCGTCTTTCTATTCTAATGACACCTAATCATAGAAATATTGTATTAAATACTGATGGTAAATATGAAGAAGTTCTTGCAATAGATCTTAATAATGAATCAGGAGTAATACCTACTCATGGCTTATTATATAATAACAATATTTACTATGAGCACAGTGCTCCTGGAATTTATGAAAAATTTGTAGATTTTGCAAAATCTAATCCTGATCTTTATAATAAAGTTATAAAAACTAAAAGTGGTATGGTTTTACAATCAGAATCTTTTAAAATTATAGAAGAACTTCAAACTAATCTTTTGTGGTGTAATACTCAAGCTTTAATTATAGAAAAACAAATTTATAAAAAAGCCAGAGATAAAGATAAAATTACTATTTATCAAACTATTATTCCTGCAAAAAATCCTAATTTAAAAGGATCTGATTTAAAGCATACAACTATTAAAAAAGTTTCTTATTCTGGTGCAGTTTACTGTGTTAGAGTAAGTTCTACTTTTATTGTATGCAGAAGAAACGGTAAGATTTTTGTTACTGGTAATAGTTTAAATGCTCAAAAATTGAACATTACTAGAGATGCTGCTAAATCTTTTAGTTATGCAACTATGTATGGAGCAGCACCAGAAAAACTTGCAAAAATGTTATCTGTATCTGTTAAAGAAGCAGAACTATTGTATGAAAAATATTGGGATGCTGTACCTGCATTAAAAGATCTTAAAGAAAAAATAGAAAATTATTGGATTAAAACTGGTAAAAAAGATTTTCTTTTAGGTATAGATGGGCGTAAGCTAAGAGCTAGAAGTAAGCACAGTCTTATTAATTTGCTTTTTCAATCTGCTGGTGCTATAATGTGTAAATACTCTGTTGTTTACATGTGTCAAAAACTTGAAGAACAAAATCTTTTAGGCAATCCATTTACAGATTCTGTAGATGATCCTAAAGTATTTTTAATGATAGTATACCATAAACAAAATTGTGGCTTTGTGGAGTGATCCACATCGAAAACCTTTTTAATTGACTGGGAAGCTAAGTTATGTTATTATAAATAATGTGTTTATACACATGAAATACAATTTCATAATATGCCAATCAGCAGCAAAGAGTTAAAAAATGAATAAAAAAGAATTTGGTGATAAATATACTATATTTGAAAATGGAGACATTTATAATAAATATAATAAAAAATTATCACCCGTAGATAACGGAAGAGGTTACTTAATTGTTAATGTAAAGATTAACGGTAAAAGAACTTGTAAGGCTATTCACCGATTATTAGGTGAATGTTTTATAGAAAATCCTTGTAATTATACAGATATCAATCATATTGATGGTAACAGACAAAATAATGCTTTATCTAATCTTGAGTGGTGTACTCACGGTTACAATATAAAGCATTCCTACAATTTAAATAACAGAACCGCAGTTGGTTCTAATAATGCAAATTGTAAGTATTCTGAGTCAATTGTAATAGAAATCTGTGAATTGTTATCTCAAGGTTTTACGTCAGCAAGTATTAGAGATTTAGGTTATCCTTATACTCTTGTTAGACAAATAAAACAAAGAAAAAATTGGAAACATATTTCTAATAATTACATTTTTTAATTAATGTTCACAGACTATTTGTAAATAAAAACAACACCTATGTGTTTGGAGATTTAATGAAAATATTAAAAGAAGATAGAGATTTAGTTATCTCTATGATTTTTGGTGACGGATATCTTAATCCTCAAGGATACTTAAGTATCCGCCATACTATGAAAAATAAAGATTATGTTGAGTGGAAGTATCAACTCTTAAAGTCTAAATTTAATACAACAATCCCTTATTATGTTAGTAATAATGGGTATGGAGCATATGAACTTAGAACTAAAACATATAGATTTATTAAATTGTATAGAAAAGTAATCTACGGAACAGGTAAGAAAAAAATAAGCAATTTTAAATTGCTTAATAAGCTTACTCCTCTAGGCTTAGCAATTTGGTATATGGATGATGGTAGTCTCTCTCAAAAAAAGAGAGGTGGCGTAGTTTATGCCAATGAGTTAAGATTGTGTACTTATCTTTCTAAAGAAGAGAATCAAATTATAATTGATTACTTTAAAAACCATTGGGATATTAAATTTAATCAAGTTGCTAACAAAGGGCTTTATTATTTATCCTGTGGAACGAAAGAAGCTAGAAAGTTTTTAGCTATAGTCCGTCCCTATGTTTTAGAAGTTGAATCTATGCATTATAAACTTAATATTAAAAATTAAATCTGACTATCGAGGCACATCTTATAAACTAAGATGAATGTAGTAGAGTAGGGTAGCAAGTATATGGCTATTCGAAATGGAAGGCACCTTATTTTAAGGTGATGATATAGTCGAGTCCCGGTACGAAAGTCCGGAGAAGGTGTTGCGACCTTCGTAATGAAACGGACGAGATTCAGCTAGCAGCATCACCTTCTCTTCTTAAAATACATAAATTTTATGGAGAAGAGGATGCGTTAGTTAAATACAATAAGACTTTGAATAATATTCAAGTTCAATTAAAAAATCCTCTTTTAGATGATGAAGAAATTAACTTAATTAAAAAAGAGAAAAAATCTTTAGTACATCCTGGAGAAATTCAAGCACTTGATTTTAAATCTCAAATTAATAGCACTAGTGATATTGGACATAAAGATGATTACTATTATGTTACTGAAAACAATGTTGCTATAGATGCTTTTGAATATGGTATTAAGAGAGCTGTAGAAGAATTTAAATTAAATGTAGATTTAGGTATTGCTTGGAATACCGGATTAAATTGGGCAGAAACTCATTAATGGTTACTAAACAAAAATTACCTAAAGCTACAGAACCAATTCCTACTTCTGAAATTATATCAAAATATAAACTTATTGATTTACTTAATTGGTATAATAATAATGAATATATTAATTTAGAAGATTTAAAAGGATACTTTGCAGCTTATTTGAAACATAATAATTTAAATGAAAATTTAGCTAAACTTGTAAACAACTATCATCCAATGTTAGTTGTTTCAAGGCTTTTGTTTTTAGGTTGGCAACTTGAAGATAGTACAGTTATACAATTTAAAAACTATTTAACTAGTTTGCAAATTACTATTGATAAGCAACAAAAAATAAAAAAAGAAGTTATACTAGAAGATAAAAAACCTGTAGTATCTACAGATTATTCTGAATGTTATAACTCTTTAGATATGTATATTGACTCAAAATATTATGAAAGCAAAAATGTATTTTTATATAATTTTGAAACTCAAGCATTGAAAATTAATGCTTGCATTTCTTATTTAGATGAGTTAATATTAAGTACTGAAAATGATTTTAAAAATCAAGGTCACGATAGACAAAGTTATAAAAAGCTTATGTCAATTTTGAATGAACTAAAAGATCATTATGTTAAATCAAAAAACAGTACATTAAAACCAGTTAGAAAAGTAAATAAAAATACAATGGTTAAATCTGTTAAGTATCAAATTAAAAAATTTGGAACTGCAGATAAATTCTACATACCTCTAAATACTGTTGGTAAAAAGAAGTTATTTGTCTATGATGAATCTAAACAATTGTTACTTTGTTTTTACAGTGCTACAGGTTTTACATACAGCGGTACAACACTTAAAGATTTTACTGATAAGAGTGTTTGTACTAAAATTAAAGATGAATCTATTTTAACTAATAGTCTTAGCGCATTAAATGAAATCTTTACTAAAGCTAAGCTAGTAAAGCCAGTCCCTAGTGGACGATTTAATGAAACTATGGTTATTTTAGCTTTTTCATAAAATTATCAGTATTCATTTATAAATATTTCCACCGAATTAAGCACGGAATAAAATTTGCTTATAAATTATTGGAGTCCTTAAATGGCTAAATTACCTAAAGAATACATTGATGGCGTATATTTTTATTACACAGCAATTGCAAAACCTGGTTTTAAATTTGATTCAAAAACTGAACAAGAATATAAAACTACAGTAGTTCTTTCAAAAGAACAAGCAAAAGAGTTCAAAAAACGTAAGTTAAACAAAACTATCAAAGAAGTTGATACTGCAGAATTTGAACAAAAATACAAAAGTGCTCCTCCTTATCCTGATCAGGATGAACAGTACTTTTTTACTGTTGCTCAAAATGTAAATAAAATGGATGGTACACCACTACCAGATTTCTTACGTCCTCGTGCTTATCATAAAGTCGAAGAAGGTAATGTTGATATTACTGATCAAGAAATTGCAAATGGTAGCTTTGGTAAACTACGTTACTCGCAGATGGAAGGTAAGAACGGTATTTCTATTAAATTAGATGCAATTCTATTGACCGAATTTATTCCTTACGTTAGTGCAAGTAAAGACGATTGGGCTGATGCAGTAGTTAACAAACCTGCAGCAAAAGTACAGGAAGCTGTACAACCAACACGTCCTTCAGCAGTCAGTGTTCCACCTACTTACTCGAAAGACGAAGTAGAAGACGATCTACCATTCTAAGTAGATTGTATAACTCAGAGTCCTTTTGTAAAATACAAAAGGACTCTTTTATTTATAAGGTATCAAAATGAAAATTGAGAGAAATCCTAATTTTGTATTTAACAATATTAGTATAAATACTATTGGTGATCCGCACTTAGGTAGACAATTTAAAAATAGTGTACCGAAAAATCGTTTAAATGACAGAGAACTTTTTGTTCAACAAACTTTTATAGATTTATTAAATCCTAAAGTATTACCAGATTATATAATAATCATGGGAGATTTACTTGACAAAACTACAGTTAAAAATTCTGATGTTTTATTTGCTATAAAATCATTAGAAGAAGCAGTTAAAAAGAATACAAAAACTCATTATATACTTTTAGCAGGTAATCATGATCTTGTTAAAGATAAAACTATAAAAAGTAGTTTTGATATTATTGTTCAATATTTTTTAACTAATTGTTTTAGTAATTTTGATATTGTTTTAGATAAAATACTAGTTAAAAATATTGATGAATCTTCTTTAATATTTGTACCTTACAATCCTTTTATTAATTTAAATTTAGATTTGTCTATTTTAAATAAAAATAAGATAGCTTTTGGACATTGGGAGATTACTGATTTTTCAGCTATAGGTGGAACTTCTAATTTAAATCATTCTCATATTCCTGAAGATATTCTAACTAACTGTGATTTAATTGTTAGTGGTCATGAACATAAACCTACATACTATAAAAAAACTAAAACTTTAGTTACTGGTTCTATGCAACCTTATGCCCACGGCGAACAGTTAGAAGACGAACTGCTTTATATTACACATTCATTAGATAAAGTTAAACTCAATTTAGCTACAGATATAAATTATTACTGTAATAGTAATCTTCGTATTTTAATAGATTCTGATCAAGAGCCTATTAAAAATCTTAATTGCTTTAGCTTAACTTATTTATACAATAAGTTTGTTAAAAAAGAAGATATTGTTATTGAAGAAAATGTAGATGTAGCTACTGAGATACAAAGTAATTCTACAAGTATGCCTTTATCTTTTAATACATTAGTTTTAAATAGATTAGTTTTATTAAAAGAAGAAAATGAAGATTTAACAAATTATTTACAAGATTGTTTTTTAAATAAATCTTATGATAACTGGAGTTATGAAAATTAATCAAGTATTACAAAGTATCAATTTAAAGAACTTCTTTACTCATAAAGATACAACTATAGAATTTAAATCAGGATTAAACTATATTGTAGGTCCAGAAGGATCTGGAAAATCTTTGATTTTAGAAGCTATAGCTTTTTGTTTTTTTGGTACAGTAGCTTTAAGAGATGTTGCCGCTTCTTATAAACAATCAGAAGCAACTTTAATATTTAATTATTTAAATAAAGAATTTAAAATTGTTAGAAAAGTTAATGATGCAATACTTTATTTAAAAGATAATAATTTATGGACTAAAGTTGTAGTTGGTACTACTCCTGTTAATCAACAAATTATTAATTTATTTGGATATGATTACAGTATTTTTATACTTAGCAACTATTGCCAACAAGGTGAATTGCAGTCATTTTCTAAAATGACTCCTGCTAAGAAAATTGCTTTTATTGATAAAGTTAGTGGTATTGATGATGCTAAAGAGTTTATCAAATTTTTAGAAGATCGTAAGAAATTCTTAAAATCAGAAATAACTACTACGTCAAGATATGTTATAGAGCCAGTATTTAGTTCTGATATTTCTTTTTTAACTGTAGATATTGATGATATTCTTTCAGATTTAGAAATAAAAAAACAATCACTACTAAGTCACAGTATAAATAGAATTACACTTGAAAATAATTTATTAAAATTAAAAAATAATTTATCTACCTTTATTTTACAAAATAAAAAAACAAATACTGTATATAATCAAATGTTACTTGATTACAATAACAGTGTAGAACAGATTAAAAAAGATCATTGTGACTATATTATTAAAGTAATACAATTAGCTAGTGTTCAAAAAGAAATTCATAAAATTGAAACAACTAATTATATTGAAGATTTTAATACAAAAGATACTGTAGAAGATTTAGAAACGTATATAGCTAATGTTGCCTATAATAAAAAAGTAGAAACTAAATTACAACTGTTAAAAAGTCAAGTAGCAGAGTGTCCAAATTGTGCTCATAGTTTTTCTATAGCACATAAAGAACTTGAAGCTTACCAATTAATTGGTACAGATAAGATAGACCTTCCAAAAAAACATAAACTGCCTGAAGAACTTTTGTATTTTTTAAAAAATATTCAACCTGAATACAAATTATTAAAAAACAATGAAAGTATTTTACTTGCTGATTTAAACAAATTTAAAAGTTATTTTAAAAATTTTGAAAAAATAACTCCTGCAGAGTTTTCACATAGTATTGAAAAATACATACAAGAAGTAAATAGTTTTACGCAGTTAAAATTCCAGTATGAAGTTGAAATTGAAAATCTGCAAAATGAAATTGAGCAACAAGTTGAAAGTAATACTCATCAAATTTCAAATGAAATTAGTGAAGAAATTTATAAGTACACTAAAATTAAAACAGAAATTGAAATTTATAAAAAATCTAAAGAGTTGTATGATAAAGCTTCAGCTTCGTTAGCTAAGTTAAAAACAGAATTTGATTTTATTACTAAAGTAATTACTCAAGCTACTGAAGATACTTTTAAAATTAAACAAGCTGCAATTCCTTTAATTAATTATCATGCTTCAGTCTTAGTAAACAATATGACAGATAGTGTTATAAGTAAAGTAACTATTACTGACTCTTATGATATACTGGTTAACAATAAAAATATAAATGTATGTTGTGGATCTGAAAAAGACACTGCTTCTTTAGCTTTTAGATTGTCTTTAGGTAATTCAATTATTCTTGGAATGTTACCTTTATTTTTAGGAGATGAGATAGATGCAGCCAGTAAGATGGAACGCTCTGTTTTAATGACTGAAGTTTTACAAAATATGTCAGATCTTGGTTATCAAGTTTTGCTAATAACTCATAAAGATACATCAAATTTTGAAAACTGTAATATAATTGATTTACAACAGGTTGTTTAATATGATTTTTTATTTTACTCTAAATATAGATGTACTTAATGCTGAACTAGACATCATTGATCCTTTAGTAGATTATCCTAAAGATTTGTTGCAAAATGCAATAGGTGATAAAGTAGAACTTTTGTTTGAGTATGACAGTTCTTTAAATACTTGTGTGTTAGTAACAAGTAATAAGCAATTAGTTATTAATTCTGATTCAAATTTTACTGTAGATTATAACCCTTTAAGGATATTAAAAAATGATTGATTTTGTTAACGAAGTATTTGTTGTTGAAAATAACAGTAAATTTTATTTTCTGTTTAAGCAAAACACGTCTGTGATTGATTTATATGGTGTGTTTATTAAGCTATTAGACTCAGATTATTATACAGTATTTAAAAACAAAATTATTTTTAAAGAAGATACTTATATTACTGTGGAATCTTTATTAGATTATTACACTATTTTTGAAGATAGTGTTAATTTTAAATTAACGCAAACAGGTAGTACTTTTAAATATCTTGCTGAACAAAAAACTAATATTTATGAATATGCTTTTAAACTGATTCACGTAAATTTAAAAGAATACTCTGAACATTTTTTTGATGTCAGTATTCTCAATACTGAAAAATGTTATTTTATACCTATTCCTAATAGAAAAATTATAAATATAAGAACAGAAAATTTTAATAATTTTAAAGATAAAACATTTATAGAGTTTTTAAAATTGCACAAAGTAGACTTTGTAAATGTAATGTTAGACAATGATAATAAACTAGAATTTGTTTTGACATTAAGCATAGCAAACTTAGAGTATAATGTTTTAGATACAACAAAACTGTTATTAAATTATAATTTAGAAAATTACTCTTTACCTATTTGGTATCCAAAAAAACCATTTTCTAATTTGACAAATAAAGAGTTTAAAAGATTTATTAAATTAAATTTTGACTTAACTTCTCAAAGAATAAATATAGTACAAACAGAAGATAATATCGATTTTTTTGTAACTAGAAGAAGTATTTATGGAACAAAGTAAGAAGTATAATGTAACAGGATCAGTTAAAACACTTCCTGATTTAGACTTGATAACAAAAACAGATAGCTTACTTACAGATTTAGCTTACGATTATTATCCAACTACCTATCAATTCTCAGATTTTAAAAATATTGTTTTACTTAAAAATTTTACAGAATTAGATAGAAGTCCTGTTTACTCAGACTTCTGGCCACATACTAAAGAAGGTATTGACCAGTGTTTTATATTCTTAGTTAATTTTTATAAAGACTTAGATACAAATTTGACAAGATTAAAAGACAAAAAAAATGACCCTATGTTTATCAGATTTATCTGTAAGATAGGGTCATTTACTACTCCACAACATTGGCAGCTTTTAATTAGAAACTGGAATCGTGGTTTTAGTTTTGCAATAGCTAGATATTATAAAAATGCACATTTAACATACAGTTTTGATGCTATAAGTTATTTGGCTTATTTTGATATGTTTTTTTCAAATTATTTATACTACGCTATAGGTAGATCAGATCAATATTTATCAGAAAGTCTGGCAGACATTGATCTCCGTTGTGAACAGCAATATAGATTAGAACAATTAAATCCAAATTATCTTTTAAATACTTTAGTAGTAGAGTAAAGTTGATTTAAATTTTGTTCTAGTTTAATGCCTAATTCATTTTCAATAAGTGTTATCCAAGCTTGAAAAGTAGAAACATTTACTCTATTATCAACAGCTACTTTAGTTTTTTCTAATTCTACTTTTAGATTTTGTAACTCTTCTTTTAGACTTTTAATTTCTAAATATAATTCATTTTTGTTTTGAATTAAAGGCATTATTCTATAAGCAATTTTAATGTAACTGTTTGTTGCTGGTACATTGTTAATTATAATAAATTTTTCACCTAATTCAGCAAAATCTACAATAGGTGTTAGCTCAGTTTCAGAACTATCTACCTCATTTATTAAAAATATTTTGACACTGCCACTTAAATACTCTTCTAGTACTTCGTATAGACTGTTACTATTGTCTAGTATTTTTATTGTTTCTGTTTTTTGCATGTTATAATCCTTTTATAATTATTCTGCTGATGTATGGTATAGTTGTTTTGTTTAAAGATTTCATCGTTGCTTTTAATTGTAAAGTTTTTACAAACAATTTATTGTTTAAACTTTCAATAAAACAACTATAATCATTTACATTTGTGTATAGCAAATTGTAAGATTTTTTTAAATCTAAGTTATTTAAACTAACATAGTAGCCGATAGAATCTTCTCTTATTTCTTTATCTATTTTAGAAATATAGATTCTGCTTGCTATTGTATTTAGATAATTTAGATTTAAATTAGATATATTACTTAAGTTATTTACAGCTACTATTTCTGTAATACCTTTTGTAAGTAATATATTGTCACTCTCTAGAAGCTTATTATTAATATATAAGCTATCTCCTATGTTGAGTAAACACCCTTGTTTACTAATTACAACATCCTCTTCTATAACAATAAACAAATTAGCATTAGTTATTTGTAAATTGTTTTCTAAATAAACAGTCTTTGTGTATCTATCAATAATTGAACTATCTATATAAAATCTAAAATCATTTTCATTTAGTTTTGTAGGTATAGTTAATTGTTGCATATTTAACAGACTTTGTTTATTACTTTTAACAACATTTTGAAGATTTTCTGAAATTCTAAAGTTATTGGAATTACTTATTTTTTCATAATTTTGTTCATTTATTTTTAAAAAATACTCTATCTCTACTTCTGACTTATCTTCGTTATTATCACAAATATCTAACGAGATGTACTCTAATTCTTTGTTAATATCTATTTGTACTGATTCGTACAAAGTTTCATCCGTTATAATTTTATTTGTTACACTAATATTATCAATGTAAATTTTCTTGTTTACTTCAGAAGTTTTGAATAGTTTTATTGAAAATAAATTTTCATTATTTATAGGAAGTATAACAGATTTTTTAAGCTGTTTCTCGATAACAAGTTTATTGTTTTCTAATACTTCTATAATCTGGTGTTCTTTAAAATTTAAAATCAAAGATACACCTTTATTAGTATACTCACTCACGTCTAAATCTAAAACTAAAAAGTTTGTTGTTATGTCTATACTTATATTTTTTAACTCATTAATTGCTTCTTGAGAATATTGTTTTAGATTCAGATTAACAGTATTACTAATAATATTCTTAGTTGTTAGATGCGTACCTTCGGTAATCTTTTCTTTATTACTTATTCCAAGTATTACATTATTAACTATTTTTGTAGTTGTATTTACAGTGCTATACGTTTTATTTAATGGAATATTTGTTGTATAAATATACCCTGCAAAGTTTCTTTCGCCTACTATCGCCTTTCTTAAAGAAGTTAATGCTGTGTTTAATTCAGTTGTTAAGCTTATTAAATCTTCTGGAAGTTTATTCTTTATTTTTGCAATAATATTGTTTGTTGTCTCTATTTTACTATGTCTTTCTTCTATCTTATCTAATTGTTCTACTACATAATTATTTAAAACATATTTAGAATACAAATCTTCTGGTCTTGGTTTATATAAATCTTTTGTAAAAAGTCTGTTAATATTCATAGCTATCTTCTAAAGTAATTAAGTTAAGTTTAGGATTTTCGATACTTTGTTGACTTTCATTTGGAATGTTTTCTTCTTCTATCTGATATGTGTACACAACACTTTCATTATCATTTGTAATTAATGTATTTGTGTTACTGTATTCATTACTTAAAGCTTGTTTCATTTCAGTACCTTTGTAATAAGTAGTACTGTGCTTATAAGTAATTTCTATATTTTTAATATTATCAGAAGAGTATAATATTCCTTTTTCATAATCTACAGAAAATAATCCATTTCTTTTACTAGTATTTTTACTTGTGTAAGTAATGTAAGTAAAAGTATTAGTTGCTGTTTTTTTATTAGGGTTTATTTTTAGTATTGTATCACTTCCGACTTTAGTAATAAAGTAAGAGCCTTCTACATCTAAATCTACTTCTTTGTAAACTTGTTTAAGAAACAAAGAAGTATTTCCAGAGAATACTATAGTATTCTCTTGGGGTATTTCATTCAATACAAAGACGTTAGAATTTTGAGCAAGTAATTGAGTTTTTACATCATTCAGTAAAAACTCAGTGTTACCATCTATAAATTCTACTTCTTTTAGAAATATATTACTCATGATTAATTGTACCTTCTGCATCATGCCTTAAGAAAGTCTTTTTAAACGTGGCTTTCCACAAGTATACATAGTTTAAATCATTGTTAGACTGTACATTTAATAATAAAGCTTTGTTTGTCTCGTTAATAGTTGCTGTAACTACTGCACTAGTATTACTAACACCGCTTATCATTTCTTCTACAATACTTGTACTAAGTAAATTAACTGTTTGTTTAGGATCTATAGTAGAAGTCCAATCTTGATAGCTACTAATAAGTAACTTGACTTTCCATACTCTAGTTTCTTCTGTACTATTATATTTACCTAATTGAGAAAGGCCGCTACCTTGCTTAACTTTAGAAACAATTACAGAACCTTCATAGTAAGTTAATCCATTAACTGGGACACTTAATGTATTTTCATAAGTGGTTTCATTTAAGGTTTGACCATTTAATGTTAAAACACTAGTTAAATTACTAGGAAATGTTCTTGTTTGTAATATGAATTCTACAGGTTCTGTTTCAATTACAGATTCTGGTTCTTTACTAACACGTATAGATGTTGCTGTTTCTTCTATTAAAATTCCATCTCCTGGAATAATAGTTCTAAAATATAATGTGCTTCCTAGTTTTTCTTTAAAAACGCTAGCTCTATCTACGGCTGTGCCTAAATTTAAGCCATTATTAATTCTTAAATCAATATTGTTTAGTAAAGCTGCCTCTGTAGCTGACGTGTAATAACGTCTATTTGGGTTAGTTGTTGATTCTGTTACGTCATTAGTTGTTAAACTAACACCACCTAAGTCAAAAGAAGATAGCTTTTCAAAACCAGTGCCTGTCCAGTAGTATTGACTTTTATCTGTCATATTAACATAAACAACATTTGACACACCAATAGCAGGTAAAGAAAATACAAAAATTGTACTTACGTTACTTGCAGGTAAATACACTGAAGGTATTTTTTCATTATTATCTAAAGGAGCAAATCCGTTAAGAGTGCCTCTTAACCCATTTATAGTATTATTTACAGTGCTTTGTATATTATGTGCACTAGTATCATCTTCATGTTCTGCTATTTTTAAATTAGTATAAGCCTTGTGACCATGTGGATCTGACAGACCATTATGAGAAGTCATCAGTTGACTAGCAAATACTCTGTCACCATGCGGATCTGGACTTTGACTGTGTACTAATACAGTATTATTTGTATAAGTTTTATGCCCATGTGCATCTACATCAATTAAATGATTGTTTAAAAGGCTATTAGTATAAGCACGATCACCGTGAGGGTCTGTGTTACTTAAATGATTTGCAATACTATTATTAATTCTTGTAGTAATATTTAAGTAATTTTCTAATATACTAATATT